GAATGGAAATACAATTCAGCGAAGCGCGAAGGTTTCGACCTTGCGCTTCATTTTCTTAAAATCAAACCAGAGGAACTTTTATGAGCGACTTACCACAGGAACAGAGTCCGGCACCTGTCCTAACCGAAACGGCTCCCGAAGCCACCCAAACTCTCGCTGACGTAGCGAAGAAGTATAACGTGGACCAGCAGGTCCAGAATTTCACGGCCCAGCCGCAACCGCCTCAACCAACGTATCAACCGTCTTATCCCGCGCAACCGCCTTTCACGGCTCCCGACCCGGTGACTTCACCGGATCAGTGGAATCAGTATCAGGCGAGTTTGCTGATGCAAAATCAGCAACTCAGTGGAAATCTGCGGGAATTGACTAACACGGTGGAGTCGATACGCAAAGAGGCGACTCAGGCGAGACTGGATACCGAAGTGAACAAGGCGGTTGCGCGAGTAAACGATAAACTGAAAGTTGATCCTTTATACGCCGAAATCGCCCTGGAAAAGCGTTACCGCGATGATCCAATCTTCAAGAGAATCTGGGATAACCGACAGGTGAACCCCAAGGCTCTTGAAGAAGCTCTGGATGTCGTGACCAACGAGCTACAGGGAGTGTTCTCGGTAAGGCAAGACTCACAGTTGACGGAAAATCTTCGTGCGGCCAAACAATCTCAGAGAACGATGTCCACTACTCAAAGACCTTCCTCGGAAGGCGAAGACGCCCTGAAAATGGGTGACGGGGAATTTGACCGTTGGTGGAATCAAAAGAAAAGAGGATACATTTAAGTCATGGCACAAGTAGTCAGTAATTTTGCAAGTAACGTCCCCGCCCCTATAAACAATGTTTATATGCGCGGCCTTCTCTCGGCGGCTCGTAAGACTTTACCGTTTTTCAACGGTACTCTCCCAGGGACGCTTGAGAAAGCTGGTGGTTCAGCCACCGTCAAATGGCGTCGAATTGAAAATCTTTCACCGGTGACTACGGCTCTGTCCGAAGTTTCTGCGGGTTCGACGTTATCTTTTGGCGTTGGTCGTACAGCCGTCAGTCCAACCATTACCAACATCACCAAGGCCGTTGCCAAGTACGGTAACGCCATCATCCTGACGGAAGAAGTTGATTTGTTCAATATCAATTCCGGCACGATGGACCTGATGGAAACATTGGGTGCCAACGCGGGCGAGTCTCTTAATTCGGTAGCTCGCATTGAGTTCGATAACTCAACACAGGTTCGTCTTGGATCAGGAGTCTCTACCACGGCAACCATTATTACCGAAATGAAAGCCAATGACATCCGTTGGGCGGTGAACAAACTGGAACGTAATAGCGCCATGAAGCAACATGCTCAAGGCACGGGTTCCACTAACGTCAATACCGCCACGGTACGTTCGTCATTTCATGGCATCTGTCACCCAGACGTAGCGGAAGATATTCGCCAGCTTACCGGGTTTCTCGGTGTGGAGCAGTACGGCGGATATACCGAGACCTTGGTGGGTGAATTCGGTGCCATCAACGGTGTCCGTTGGGTCATGTCTGAAATCGCCCCGATTCAGACCGCTGCCGCGACGACATCCACTTCCAGTGTATTCCGCGCTACTTCTTCAACGTCTGCGGATGAAAATGACGTTTATACTTCGTATATTTATGGCAAGGAAGCCATTGGTACTATCGGTCTGGGAGTTGCTTATTCCGATGGTGTCAACAAGATGTACGAGAAGAAAGAGCAGGCCGTCATGCTTATCCACAAGAAACCCGGTTCTTCGGGTGTCGCGGATATGTTCGATGAGGTCGGGTCTATCGCATGGAAGGCTTGGCATGCAACAAAAATCCTTAACGGAACTTGGGTTGTGAAAGTGCATACGCTCGCCAAGTCAATCACTTAATAAGTTGTAATTTAGAGGGGGTTAACAGCCCCCTCATTCTTTTGAGACTATGGACTTCATAACTGCTTTAAATAGAGTTCTGCGTATCAATGGAGTGATTCGTGGCGATGACGATGCTTTAACGACTTTCTCCGATACGCAACATTCTTCCGATATTCAGATCGCCCAAATAGCGATTCAGGATGAAATTTCAGAAATAGTGTCTGAACGTCTGATTCCTTACGAAAAGACTTCGGGGACTATTACTTTAACCACGGCAACCCGGCTTTACGCTCTTGAGTCGGATTTCGTCCGTTTCTATGGAGACAGACCGTCCTTCTATGACTCCACGGCTAATGTCAGGAGTTACGAATACCCCGGTGGGGAGAATCTTTTAAAAGACCAGATTTATACTTATCAGACCGATACGGGCGCGCCTAACTGGTGGTATTGGAATGAAACAACTACCAAGAAAGTAGGTTTCTTTAGCGTGCCGGACTCGTCTTATAACAATCGGTCCTTGTCTTACGATTACGAAAAGGATGTTTCTGTTACCAATTCAACCGACACATTACCGTTTCACAACACGATTGAGGCCAATGCTTTCTGTCAAGCAGCGGCGAGACGGTTCTTTTTCATGATTTCCAATCAACCTCAAGGTCTTTTAACTCAAGACGCTACTTATCTAAACGCCAAAACTCGTCTTTACAGTTTATTGAGACCCACGAATCCGTCTAAATACTACGGACATAGTTACAACTAATGGCTTCATTGACTTTTGAGGGAGGACTGAACGAACAGGATATAAGTCTCGTCAGTCCCCAAGACTGTATTTCTGGGTACAATTTCGAGTTAGGTTCTTTAAACAGTCATTTCAATCCTCGAAAGCCTTTTGACAAATTAGGAACCGCGACCAACGCAGCTTCAATTAATGGATTTATCCAGTTAATCAAAAATGACAATACCGAGACTACTTTAGTCCAGTCTGGGGATACGGTTTATTCATGGAATGGGACTTCTACTTTTACTTCCAAAGGCACGGTTGCTTCGGGAAGCAAACTCCGTGGTACGACATGGACCTTGGGTGGATATTCCGTGATTACGGACACGGCTTTATCCACCGTAGTCAAGAAGTGGGACGGGACTTCTTTTACCACGTTGACGACGGGGTTGGGTTCTTCCTTATTCGCTAAATACGGCATTGTTCATCTTGGGCGCGTGTGGTTATTCAATGTAACGTCAGGAACGGCAACGCCACATTTATTGGTGGTCTCGGCTTACGAAAATCCGCAAAGTTACGACACGACACAAAGAGCCGTATCAGGGACATTTGCCACGGGAACGGAAGCCTTCTACATGCTAACCCCGGATTTGAGACCTATCAACGGGGTGGATTTGTTTTATGGTGAATTGATTATTTCCACGGAAGGCGGAAGACTTTGGAAATTAACCGGGACGACTACCGCTACATTCGCCTGGGCTTCATATTATGCCGGTTCTTCAGCGATAGGAACCGAAACATTAAGAAACATCGGTGATGATGTCGTTTATATGAAGAAAGACGGAGTTATCGAATCAGTACGTTCGACCGCCGACTTTGGCGATGTTAAAACAGACGACCTGTCGAGATGGATAAGGACAACTGTTTCAGGGTTGACGGATTGTCAGACTATCTATGACCAGTCACGTCAGAAGGTTTATTTCTTCGCCGGGTCGAATAAACTTCTTGTCCTGTTTAAAGAAATGTTAGGAACCAAGTTTTCTCCTTGGTCTCTATATAAAACAGGACATACCGCCAGTTTTTCCACTAATGGAGCGGCTTATTTAAGACAGCCCGGAGGCAGTAACTACTATGTCTATTGGGGTGATTCGACAGGAAATATTTATCAGATGGAAGGATCGGGAGGTTCTGGAGACTCCGCTACAGCGACTATCGAGTCCAACCGCAAGTCCAGATACATAGACGATATTGAAGGTTTCGATCCTAACACCATGAGGTTAAGAGGAAGGATTGAATATCGGCGTATCGCCGATTGCGATCTTTTGATGGATTTCGAGTGGGCTGACGACTATGCCATTAATCGTTGTACCGTCCCGTTAGAAGGTCCGGCAACGGACGATACCGCTTCTTATTTTGGAGGATCAGCTTATTTTGGCGGTCCGTTTTATTTCAATACAGGTTTTCAATTAAGCCAACGGACTTCCAGTAAAGGATTCTCTCCCGTAGGCAGAGGTCCAGGTTTTTATGTCAGCCTTACCGTTCAGAGTACCCAACTATTCGATGTAATGAAATTAAAGGTGTAAATGACCAAAGACAAGCGGGACCGGCTATTTCGAAAAAGCCGTCCTTACTTCCGGCC